GATTTAGCTACAGCATCTGAAGCAGGTAGTTTAGCTAATCGTAATTTAGTTGATAACGGCAACTTTGCTGTTCATCAAAGAGGTGGTACAATGACTGGATTAGGTGATTACAATTTAGATAGATGGAAAACAGTAGATAGTGGTAACATAGATAATTTAGCTATAGAGATTACTCAATCAAATGATACTCCAGATGGAATAGGAGAAGGTTATTCTTTAAAATATCAAACTAAAACAGTAGAAAGTGCTGTAGCAGCAGATGAATTTTTCTCTCTTAATCATCACATAGAAGCACAAAATTTAGCTAGTCTTTGTTATGGTACTTCTTCTGCTAAATCTATAACTTTATCTTTTCATGTAAAATCTAGTTTAACTGGTACATTTGGTTTTAATATATATCAAGAAGATGGTGGCGATATAATTGGTGGTACTTATACAATAAGTTCTGCTGATACTTGGGAAAAGAAAACATTAACATTTGAAGGAAATACTGGTGATGCCATTGCTTATGACAATACAAACGGATTTCGTTTGCAATGGGGATTATGGATTGGCAGTAATTATACTGGAACTTCAAATACTTCTTGGTCTGCTTATGATAATGCTAAAAGATTTAATGGACACACTCAAAATGGACTAGCTACAACAGATGAAAGCACATGGCAAATTGCTTTTGTTCAGTTAGAAATTGGTGAGGTGGCTACTCCCTTTGAACATATTGATTTTGCAACTAATTTAGCTAGATGCCAAAGGTATTTTTATGCTCCAGTACATAAAGGAACATCATCTTCTTATTTTGGTACTGGTTTTTATTATAATTCTAGTTTAATGTTAGGATTTCTACATCATAAAGTGGAAATGAGAGCTAATCCAACATTAACTTCTTCAACTGGAACTGGAGATTTTGCCTTATTACGATCTGGTGCAACAGATTCTGTTGATGATTTTGCTCTTAATTCAACTAATACTTTAGGTACTTCAATTATAAATAATACTGATGCAAGTGGCACGGCTGGAGATGCTGGAGGTTTGTATATAATTGATGCCACTAATGCTTTCCTTCATTTATCAGCAGAATTATAGAGGATTTTATGGACATTAAAAAAATGACAATCACAAATGCAAAATATCACAAAGATATAACATCAGGAATAATAAGCTGTATTCATTGTAAAATAAATGGACAGAAAATGGGTGTTCCAATAGATGAAGCTAACACAGAATACGCTGAAATCAAGCGACAAGTTGATGCAGGTGAACTAACAATAGAGGATGCAGACTAATGGCAATATCAAAGATTAACTTTAACTCTAGAGAATTAGTTACAACACCTGCGTTTTGTGCAGAACCAACTTCTGACCAAGAAAATTTTACTGTAGCAAGTTCTGTTGAGATTGTATTTGGCACTGAGAGATTTGATAATAATGGAGATTTCGCATCTAATACGTTTACTGCACCTGTTACTGGAAGATACCTTCTTAATACAGCGATACGTTTTCACGCTATAGATTCTGCAGCGTCTTATATATACATATATATTACTACAAGTAACGCAACTTACCAAAATATACATTCATCAAATAGATATAGTGCAGATTTATCTTATCATAGTTTACCTTTATCAGTGGTAGCTGATATGGATGCAAGTGACACAGCTAAAGTTCATGTATATGTATCTAGTGACAGTGCTACTCAAGTAGATATAGATAATGGTGGCTCACATTTTAGTGGGTGTTTATTAGCATAGGAGAAAAATATGGCAAAATTAACTTTAACAATAGAGGTAGACGATACTGACCAAACAGTATTAAAGAATGATTTATTAGATATTGATGCTTGGGTACAAGCTGCAATGACAGGTAAAATTAATAACTGTTGGAAACGTATGCAAACAGAGTGGACTACAAAACTTATGAACGACAGTAGTTTTACAGATAGCATACCATCTAACAAAGCAGATTTTGTAAAATTAATTACGGCTAGGTCTGATTATAAAGACAGAAAAGCTAGAGATGAAGCAAGTAAGATAGAATAAAATATGGAAGTAAACCCAATACTATTTTGGAATGGACTACTAACACTCGTCATAGCACCTGCTATATGGGTGTTTCGTGG